TTGTACTCTTGGTACCGTAACGAGAGAAAATTATACAAAATTATTGGAACACAGACCAAAGGCTGTATTGCCTATATTAAGATTGGTTGCAGAAAGAATGAGAAATTTGATGTCATTTGTCGAAGGATTGACTTATGAGGATAACAAGTGATATGAAAAAATTTGTTCATAGAAATGATATTGGTGATTTTGAAATACCCGAAAGAGTGGAAAAAGATGGTAAGAGATATTATGTAACTCCTGATGGAAACTCATACCCAAGTATCACATCTATATTAGCTCAACAAGAAAATCTTGGTCTTAAAGCATGGAAAGAAAAAGTTGGTGAGGAAGAAGCCAAACGTATTTCTAAAGAAGCTGCAAGAATTGGAACAGCTGTACATCAAATGGCAGAGTTTTATCTATCTAATTATGCAGTTAAGTTGGATAAAGAAGAAAGAAAGATAATAGATACATTTAATCGTTTACGCTTCTTACTTGGTAATATAAATAATATAGTAGGGTTAGAAGTTCCATTATTTTCTGATCTATTGCGTATTGCAGGAACTTGTGATTGTATAGCTGAGTATAATGGTCAATTATCCATTATAGATTTTAAAACATCACGCAAACCAAAAAGAGAAGAATGGATTGATGATTACTTCATGCAAACATTTGCTTATGCATTGATGTTTGAAGAAATGACTGGTGTAGAAATAAAACAAATAGTTATCTTGGTTGCTTGTACTGAAACTTTTGACGTTCAAGTATTCAAGAAACCATCAAAAGATGCAGATGAGTGGTTGGAGAAGTTAATTAAAATTATGAAGGATAATCCACATATAACTGGTATGAAGCATCAACCATTATAAAGGAGAAGTAAAATGGCAGAAGATTTCGATTTATCTAGTGTAGATGATATAGATATGAATTATGATTTTGGTTTTACTACTGTAGATGAAGATGAAGTACAGGAGTTTGAAACAGCAGTACAAGAAAAGGTTGCAAAGGCTGTTGGACATGAATCAGGTGCATTGGAAAGTAAAATTGATGAATTGATTAAGATGCGTAAAGACGATAATAGTTATCAAGTTTTGTTTGAAAAACGTAAATCAGAGTTAGAAGATGTATATAAAGATCAAATGAAAAAACTTGAAAAACTAGTATTACCATTATTATATAATCTTATGAAAAATCCAGAGAATGAATATATTAAGTGGCCAAACAGAACAACTATTGTACAGAAACAAATTAATAAAATTGTAGCAATAACAAGAGGTGTTTAAAGTGCTTGATATATTGATGTGGATTGGTTTTGGTTTAGTTATATGGTCTTGTTTAAGATTAATGAAGAAAAATTATTAAAGGGAGATTTGTCATGGCTGTTATTTTAGGTATTGTTGGAATTGTATTTGGAGCATTTGTTTATCAACCTGCTTGGTTTGAAGGTGATGTGGGTTATGTTTATCACAGTACACATAAATCATTGGAAGAATGTGAAAATGCTAAATTAGAAGATGGTGATGTTTGTGTTAATGAGTATCATTTGATTCAATTTGATGATATAAAACCTTTTCAATTATATGTTAAGCAAGTAAAAAAGGGAGATTGATATGTTATATAAGAATTTTATGGGTGGTGTTTGGATGGAATCTGCTTCTGAAAAAACTTTCAAGTCATATAATCCTGCACATACAGGACAAGAACTTGGTGAGTTTCAAGATTCCAATGAATTTGATATAAATCAGGCAGTAGCTTTTGCAAAAGATGCTTTTAAAATGTGGAAGAATACACCTGCACCAAAACGTGCAGAGATTCTTTTTAAAGCAGCACAGATTATGGAACGTGATAAAGAATGTATTGCAAAAGGTATGACACAAGAGATGGGTAAGATTATTTCTGAAACCCGTGGTGATGTACAAGAAGCAATTGACATGGCATACTATGCAGCTGGTGAAGGTAGACGTTTATCTGGTGAAACAAATCCATCTGAATTGAAAGACAAGATGGTAATGACTATTAGACAACCAATAGGAGTTATTGGTGCAATCACGCCTTGGAATTTTCCTATCGCAATACCATCATGGAAAGCATTTCCAGCATTGGTTGCAGGAAATACAATGGTTATTAAACCAGCAGAAGATACATCTTGGTCTGTAATTAAATTAGCAGAAGTGTTTCACGAAGCTGGTTTACCCTCTGGTGTATTTAATGTTGTAACTGGTTTTGGCCCTACTGCTGGGATGCCACTAGTAACACACCCAGATGTTAAGATGATATCGTTTACTGGTTCGACTGCTACTGGTCAGTTAATAGCACAAGCTTGTGCAGCACTTAATAAACCTTATTCTCTTGAAATGGGTGGTAAGAATGGTATTATTGTAGATCAAGATGCTGATCTTGATCTTGCAGTTGAAGGTGTTGCTTTTGGAGCATTTGGTACTACGGGTCAAAGATGTACTGCTTGTTCCAGAGTATTTGTACATGAAAATGTTAAAGAAGAATTTACTAATAAATTATTAGAGAAAACAAAATCGTTATTTATTGGTGATGGATTAGATGAAACAGTTAATATGGGTCCTTTGATAAATTCAAAAGCACTTCAAAAAGTAAACTTGTACGTCAATGAAGCAAAAGAACGTGGTTTACAATTAATTTGTGGTGGAGAACAAATAACTTCACCAACTGATGATACTTTTGGTTACTTTTTTGAACCCACCATTTTTGATATGGTAGATGTTAATGATCCTTTAATGCAAGAAGAAATCTTTGGGCCAGTAGTTGCATTGACTACTTTTACAAATCAAAATGAAGCAATCTGGCAAATCAATTATACTGCTTATGGTTTAAGTGCAGCTGTTTATACTAGTGATATTAATTTTGCTATGAGAGCATTCCAAGAAGTTGAAACTGGTCTTGTGTATGTTAATGCCTCCTGCATAGGTGCAGAGGTGCATCTCCCCTTTGGAGGATTAAAGGGTACAGGAAATGGGCATAGAGACGCAGGACAAACCATGTTGGATAACTGTACTGAATGGAAAGTATGTAGCGTGGACTTCTCCGGCCGTATTCAAAAGGCACAAATAGACAATACATAAACCCTTTAAAAACAGGGACTTACAGACCATGTTTTTCCTTGTTTTAGAGGGCATTATTTGATATACTAGTACTATATTTAATGATAAATGGAGCTAAATTATGAGTGATTCAGATTGTCCTTATAAAAAAGAACCAGATAAATCATACGATACAGTTTTTGTGTATTGTCAGGCTTGTAACGAAAGAATTGATGTTCCAGTTGTTCATAAAGATGCAACAAATAATCATTATCAATTAGTTAGTGTTCCAGTTGATTTAGAGTTGAGTGTTAAATTAGATAATTATAAAGCTTATTGCAATAATTGTGGTAATACAAATATTATTGAAAGAAAACGTCAAGTACCACATTTTGAAGTTTTTACTGTTAAACTAGATTGCTCGAATATGAATACGGGTATGGATTCTTGGTATGAGAATAATTCATCAAAAAATGGTGATGGTCATCCAAGAAAATTTTGAAAAGGAGTATGTTATGAAACATTTTATTATGTTGTTATTGATTCTTGGTTTGGGTGCTTGTGGTTCTATTCCAAAAGTACCAGAACAACCAAAGGCACTTGTAAAGTATGATCCTCCAAAATGGGTTATTCAAGGGGGTGGTGCTTATAATGATAATTCTGGTAAAGCTTTCTATGGTGTTGGTTCAGCAACAGGTATCAGAAATTTTTCGTTACAACGTCAAATAGCTGATGATCGAGCAAGAGCTGATCTTGCAAAAGTGTTTGAGTATTATACTCAATCATTAACAAAAGATTATCAAGCTCATACAACAGCTGGTAGTTTTGAGGCTTCTTCGGAAGAACAAAATTCAGAGGTTGCACTTAAAGTTGTAGTTGCTAATACTCTTAGAGGGGTGATGATTGTAGATCACTTTGAGATTCCAGAACGCAAGGAAATGTTATCACTTGCACGTTTAGATTATGATGCATTTAAACAGAATTTGGAAAATGCAGAGGAATTTCAACAATTACCATCTAAAGTGCGTGAAAATATTAAACAACGTGCTGATGATCTTCATAAAGAGTTAGAAAAAGATGCAAAGAAGCTTCAAGAAGAAAAGTCTCTTTTTGAATATTGATTTTTAGTTTTAATTGGAGTTTGTCATGTATTATATAATGATATTTTTGATAATGTTGTCTGGTTGTGCCACAACAATACCCATGAGTGATACTCATTCAGAGTCAGAGGTGGGGGCTTATCCTTCTACGCCGGCACTAGAGAAGCCAGTTGGTATCTCTCAAAAGGAGAAACAACCAGATAAATCTCCAATACCAGATTGGGTATTGCATAAAGAGCATGCTGGTTTTAACAATGCTCGATATTTGGTTGGTATTGGTTTTTCAGATAAGAATACTGTATCTGCAAGTGAATCTGCAAGAGCTGAATTAACAAAAAATATTAGATTTAAAATTCATGCTGTTATGAAAGATTATTCAAGTAATGATGGTTCGTTTGTTGAATCTTTTGTTGAAACAGAAACAGATTTTCTTTTAGAAGGTGTACAAATAAAAGACGGTTGGTATGATCCTTCTAAAAAAGTTTATTATTCTCTTGCAGTAGTAAAACGTAAAGATGTATTATCAATGATACAAGATCAAATTGATAATTTGATTACAAGTATTGTTTTATTGAAAAAACAAGCTGATACATTTTATGATAATGGTGATATTGTAAAATCTCTTGTATATTATTATGATGGTTATAATGAAAGTTCTAAACTTTTACCATACTTGAGGACTTATAAAACTGTAAATCGTTTTCCAGAAGCACCATCATTACCAAAAAATATTCCATCATTAAATGATTTTAGAGAAAAAATCAAGTTTATTGTTGGTAATATTGAAATACAAAAAGTGTATCAGGATTATAATTTAATATCAAATAATAGAGATATTACATTTACTGTTAAAGCTACTTCAAATGGAAAACCATTAAAGAAGTTACCAATTAAATTTCATGGTAATTCTTATAATTTTCTTAGTAAAATTGTGAGTGATGATGATGGTATTGCAAAAACCAAAACAAATAGTTCAATTATTTTTGATGAAAATAATTTAGCTTTGGTAAAAGTAAAAGTTGATTTAAGAAGATTATCAAAGCAATTTAATTATAAATTAAAGAAAGATTTGTTTGGCAGATTAGAAACATTACAAGTTATGTTTAAGTTATTTAAACCAATTTCTTTTAATTTTTCTTTACTGAATAATAGAGTAGAAATTGGAACAAATGTTGTTTTTGTAGTTGAATCTGATTTGTCAGGTTATTTGGTTATTAAGTCTCTTGATGATAAGATATTTCCAAATTATATGATGAAAGATAATTATATCCAGAAAAATAAGATGTATAATATAGGTGGTACTGGATATGAATTTAAGTTTTCTGTGAAACCACCTTTAGGCAAAGAATCTGTTACAGCAATTTTATATAAAGAAGCTAGTTTAAAAACAATTCTTGGTCAAAATACTATTAGTTATGATGTTGTGAAAGGAGATTAAAATGTTAGAAGTAATCGGTATAAGTGCAATTGCTTATCTGATAGTTGGTTATTTAATTCCTATCTTGTGAAGTGGAGTTGCATAATGAAAAAAATTTATAAAGTTGGTAATGAATACTTTGAGAAGAAAACAGACGCAAAGGTTTACCGAAACAAATTGGAAGGATATACACCAGTTCTTGATAAAAAAACTGGTAAATATCCAGATCATAAATGGAAGTATGAAGTTAAACGTGGGCCAGACCATTGGAAAGGAGTAAGTCGTTAATGTTTCCGATTCTTGGTATTCCAAATAAAGATGGTGAACCTGGCTTGATTGGTATATCTGGTAAAGCAGGTGTTGGTAAAGACACACTTGGTAAATACTTGTGTGATGAATACCAATGCCTGCATTATTATTTTGCAAAGCCTCTTAAAGAGGGTGCAAAGATTATGTTTGCATTGACTGATGAACAGATTGCAGATAAAGAAACTGTAATTAACCCTTGGGGAATGTCTCCTAGAAAAATTTATCAGTTACTTGGTACAGAAGTCGGTCGTGGCATTGACTTGAATATATGGATTAAAAACGCAGAGATTTTTGTTAAGAAAAGTCTTGGTAGAACAGTTATTATTACGGATGTTCGATTTGATAATGAAGCTGAATGGATTCATAGTAGAGGTGGAACAATTATAAATATAGTTAGAGATAAAGACGATATTGCAGAGAATCAACATTCAAGTGAAGGTGGTTTGAAAAAAGAGAATATTGATGTTACTGTATATAATAATGGTACAAAAGAAGAAATGTATAAACAACTTTATGGGTGATATTATGAAAGAAACATTTAAAAATGCAGGTGAAACTTTATTGTGGATTGCATTGATTGGTTTTGGTATTACCTCAGTATTAGTATTCATATTTACAATTTTTATCTTATAATTGCTGTATAATCTTAGAGTGAAAGTTTTTTTGGACTCGGGTGCAATTCCCGACACCTCCACCAATTCCAATGGCCTACTATGAACGGTTTACCAAATTAACGGGGGTGAAATAGTTTCGACAGGAGAATGGAAACTATAGGACAGCACGGAGAAGCATGATGGCTCCGTTATCAATTATGCATACTTTAAACGCTAACGATTACGAATTAGCGATGGCAGCTTAGTCTGTCGGAGTCCGAGGGTACTTGGCAACAGAAACCCTCACCTTTTTCCTTGTATTTGTATTCTCATTATGTTATAATGAGATGTTTGTTATGATGAATGAGTGATAGTTATCAGGTTTGATGCCTGACCGTTCATCATGTTTTGTTAATCCTTTAAGGGAGATGTTTATGAGTAAGATGCATGGACAGCCGAAGGTTGGCCGTAAGAATGCTCGCAAGATGACTCGAGCTGAATGTGAGCTAACAGATTTGCCCCGGTGGGTTCAGATTTATACGAGCCCTGCTACTGGTAATGTTGCGTTTAAGAACGCAGACATCGCAGGTGGTGCAAAAACTGTAGGTTCTATCCGTAAGAAACTTTATAAGTTTTGGGGATAAACCTTAACTGAAAAACAGGGACTCTTTGAGTCCCTGTTTTTTTTTCTTTATAAATACTTTTATGAATTTTATAACAAATAAAGAAGGAGTGGATTATGATTCGGAACCTCCTTCTACGCATAAAAAAAAGCAAGTATTCAAAAATATTATTTAGAATCTATATGGTTTGGTGTATCATCGCAGACTTAACATTACTCGGTGGTATTATTTGGGGATTTATTTATTTTTGGTGATTTAAAATGAAGAAGTTTTTTTGGATATGTTTTGTTTTGATTTCTTGTAGTGCATTTGGAGAAAGGATTGCATATGAACCAAAAAACTATGATTATCAAGATGAAGTTAAGTGCTTGGCTCAGAATGTTTATTTTGAAGCTAGGGATCAACCTACTAAGGGTCAAATTGCTGTTGCGCTCGTTACGTTAAATCGTGTTAATAGTAGAAGATTTCCAAATAATATATGTAAAGTTATTCACCAAGCAAGTCGATATAGTAGTGGTAAATTAAAAAAAAATAAATGTCACTTCTCATGGTATTGTGATGGTTTATCTGATAAACCAAAAGATAAACTTGCATGGAAAATATCCATTTTAATTGCACGAGCAATGTTAAAAGAAGCTGGTGCTAAGATTAAAAGACATGGTGAAGATTGGACAATTGAAGATTTTTTACATGGTGCAACTCATTACCATAGAAAAGATGTAAATCCGTATTGGAATAATCGAATGATTAAAGTTACAACTATTGGAGATCATGTATTCTGGAAAGATTACTTGAATGACTGATGGAAACTAAACTAGGGAGAATGTGGAATGTCCAAAAAAGAAAAAGCAGAATCAGCTCCATCGGTCGAAGAATGTGGTATATATCTTCTGATGGATGAAATATCGGATAGTAGTTGTAAAGAAGCAATATCTTTTATTATATCAAAAAATTTAACGAAACCATATCCAAAGTATTTGCAATTAGTTATAAATACAACAGGTGGTGATTTACAAGCAGCTTTTGCACTTATAGATACTATGAAGGGGAGTGCTATTCCAGTTCGTACAGTCGGTCTTGGGTGTGTTGCATCTGCTGGTATACTTATTTTTATATCTGGTGAAAAGGGCAGTAGAATTTTGACACCAAATACTTCTATATTATCTCATCAATATTCTTGGGGTATGTATGGTAAAGAACACGAATTGTTTGCAACAGTTAAAGAATATGAATTAACTACAAATCGAATGATTAATCATTATAAAAAATGTACTGGCTTGAATGAGAAGAAGATTAGACAATATTTATTACCGCCCCAAGATGTTTGGTTGGGTGCAAACGAAGCAAAGAAACTTGGTTTATGTGATAGTGTCAAAACAACTTACTAAGGAGACCTAGAATGAAAATAACAATGAGTGATACCGTAATGAAAGATGGTAAAATTGTTAATATTGTAGGTAAAGAAGAAGAAAGTGAACCTATAATTATTTCTGATTCAATTCCAATGTTTATTAAAGATGAAAATGGTAAGTGGATTAAAAATCCTGAGTATGTTGAATGTGAGAATTAAATGACTATTGATATAAATTTAAAAATTGAAGAAATGGTACAGAAAAAACAATTATCTTATATGGATGCAGTTCTTGAATATGCATTGATTTCTGAAATAGAACCAGAAGCAATGGCAAAGATGTTGAACCAATCTGTTAAAGATAAGATTGAAGTTGAAGCACAAGAACTTAATATGTTAAAAAAAACAGGTAAGCTTCCTATATGAGAAAGGAGTTTTGTTCAATGCATTAGTGAAATTGGAAGCTGATATATGATGATACTAAGTAATATAACAATATAACGTAATAAGGAGTAATAACTATGGCAAGTTTTAAAGAAATGAAAAAGAATCGTATGGCTAATTTGGAATCTCTTTCCAAACAAGTTGAGAAACTCGCAGAAAAACCTTCATATGAAGATGATCGAATCTGGAAACTAGAACGTGATAAGTCTGGTAATGGTTATGCAGTAATTCGGTTTCTTCCCGCAGCACCAAACGAAGATGTACCTTGGGTTCGTATTTGGACACATGGTTTCAAAGGACCCGGTGGTTGGTATATCGAAAACTCTTTAACAACTCTTGGTAAGGATGATCCTGTTTCAAAAGCAAATACGGCTTTGTGGAACTCTGGTATTGATTCTGATAAGAACATAGCAAGAGAACGCAGACGTAAACTTAATTACTATTCAAACATATATGTTGTTGAAGATAGTATGAACCCGGATAATCAAGGTAAAGTTTTTCTGTTTCGTTATGGTAAGAAAATCTTTGAAAAGATTACTGGTGTTATGAATCCAGAATTTCAGGATGAGACACCACTTAATCCTTTTGACTTTTGGGAAGGTGCAAACTTCAAATTGAAGATGCGTCAAGTAGATGGTTTTCCAAATTATGATAAGTCTGAGTTTACAGAACCGTGTCCTTTATCTGAAAACGAAAAAGCCATGGAAGAAATCTGGAATCAGCAACACTCTCTAAACGATATCATTGATGAAAAGAATTTCAAGAACTATGCAGAACTTGAAGCTCGATTCAATACTGTTATTGCACATGAGGGTAAAGAGTTTGTTGGTACGATAGAAGAAAGTACTGATGATCCTGTTGCAACAGGTGAAAAGGCTGACGAGACTTTGGATTACTTCAAGAAGTTAGCAGAACAAGATTAAGACATCATAAATTGAGTAAATGATATGTCACCGGGTATTGGTTTACCTCTAACCTGTCCCGGTGTCATTACAATAGATGTGTTATCATTTGCATTTGATACTTGATTTTGTGTAACAACATTAAAGGATGGTGGTGCTGCTTGTGCTACCATCCTTTCTCCATATAATTGATTCATTCCTGCCATTTTTTGATCTACTCTATCTGTTGCATTTGCAAATGCTAAATGTAAATGGTCACTTTCTTCT